TCTTAGTGCTATGAACGCTGTTGCTACCTCTGAGTCTCCCTTTACTTATAAACAACAAATAGTACAACACACAGGTCAAGCATGGAAAGCCTCAGTTACCATACCACCTATCAGGAGAGACTTAGGTGAACCTTGGGTAGCTTTTTTGTTGTCGTTACAGGGACCAGTGCATACCTTTCTTTTAGGTGATCCTAACTGTACAGAACCTAGAGGTACAGCTACTGACAGTTCTCTTACAGCTACGGGTACTGCTGGTGATTCATCTGTAACCATTACTATCTCTGACGGGACAACCCTTAAAGCTGGTGACTACATACAACTGGGTACAACCAGTGCATCTAAGTTACATAAAGTTTTGGCAGACGTATCAGCTACAGGTTCAGTAGATATATGGCCTAACCTCAAGGCTACTTACTCTGCTGCTGCTGTGACTGTAGACAACGCTAAGGGGGTCTTTAGGTTAACAAGTAACGTACAAGATTGGCAGATAGGGAACTCTAGTACCTATGGTATCTCTTTTGAGGCTGTAGAGGTAATTGTATAATGACTAGGACTATTCCCTCGGTAGTACTTAATGCCCTAGACGATGATGTAATCTCCCCCTTCTTTGCTGTAGAACTACTCTTTGATAGTCCTAATGAGATACGCCTGTGGACAGGTGTAGGAGACCTTTCCTACGGAGGGCATACTTGGACAGGTGCTGGTAACTTACTAGACATATCGTCTGTAGAGGAGGCTGCTGATCTTGCTGTAAGAGGGGCAACTATAACCCTTAGTGGTATGACCTCTGAGGTAGTCTCTCTTGCCCTACAGGAGCCTTATCAGGGCAGAGTGTGTAACATCTACTTTGGTGTTACTTCAGACACTACAGCCTTAACTCAGACGTTCTCTGGTTACATGGATCAGATGAACATACAGGAGAACCCTGATACAGCGACTATAGAACTAACTGTAGAAAATAAACTAATAGACCTAGAGAGACCTCGTATTGCTAGATATACTTCTGCATATCAAAAATCTGTTTACCCCGGTGATCTTGGTATGGACTTTATCGAAGACCTACAAGACAAAGAGATAATCTGGGGAAGAAGCCCTGATAAAGCTAGAACTGCATAAGGAGTTAAAAAATGGGTCTTAGCTTTAAGGGTCTGTTCAAGGCAGCAGTCAGGTTCTCTATTCACGCTGTTATCACCGTTGGTCTTTCGATGATTCCGGGGGTCGGCAACGCACTAGCAATGGCCTATCTAGGCAGTGCTATCGCAGGGGAAGCATCAAGGGCGTTAAGGCCGGGAAGACCGTCTGGGCCACAAGAAAAAAGAGGCTTTAGTGTAACACAAAGGGGTTCTACCATACCCCACCAGATTATCTATGGTAAGATGAAAGTTGCGGGTGCTAGGATATTTGATGGCACTACAGGTACAGATAACGTAGACCTACACAGGGTTGTTGCCTTTGCTGGACATGAGATAGAATCTTTTGAAGAAATATACATTAATGATGAAGTAGCAACTATAGACGGTAGTGGTACTGTAACCTCACCTAGTCGTTACCAAGGCAAGATTAAGATTTATGAACACTTAGGGTCACCAAACCAAGCCGCAGACAGTAACTTAGTTAGTGCTGTATCTAATTGGACAGGAAACCATAGGCTTCGTGGCATTGCTTATTTGTACTGTAAGTTTACTTTTGATGTAGACGCCTTCCCTAATAACGTGCCTGAGATTACCGCTGTCATTAAAGGTAAGAAGGTATACGACCCTAGAACCTCAACAACTGCTTGGTCTGATAACCCTGCCCTGTGCGTAAGAGACTATCTAACATCTACAGGCTATGGCTTAGGTGAAGCTACTGCTAACATAAATGATACCGCCTTTACCACTGCCGCTAACATATGCGATGAGACTAGCACAGACGCTGGTACAACACGTTACACAGCCAATGGTGCCTTCACCACAGGAATAGAACCCCAAGAGTTGTTAAACGACTTAATGACCTCTATGGGTGGCACTATTTGGTATACTCAGGGTTATTGGACTGTAAAGGCTGCTAATTGGACTGCTCCTGTACTAGACCTTAATGAAGATGATCTTAGGTCAGGCATTACCGTGTCAACTAGACACTCTCGCAGAGACAACTTCAATGTTGTTAATGGTACGTTTAAGGGTGAAGAAAGTAACTGGCAAGTTACAGACTATCCACCAGTGACTAACGCTGCTTTTGTCACTGCTGACAATGGTCAAGAGTCTCCTATAGACCTTGAGTTACCTTGGACTGATAATTCCATAGAAGCTAGGAGAATAGCTAGAATACTGCTAGAGAAAAACAGGCAGCAGCTAACAATGTCAGCTTCCTTTGGTCTTCGTGCATTTCAACTGCAAACAGGTGATAACGTAAGGATTACTAACACTAGGTTTGGTTGGATTAACAAAGAGTTTGAAGTTGTCTCTTGGAGTTTTGGTGTTCAGAATGAGTACGACCTACAAATAGAGTTGGTGTTAAGGGAAACAGCAGAGAGTGTCTTTGATGAGGTTGACGATGGTATAGTCTACGAAAGAGATAATACTACTTTGTTGTCTCCTTTTGAAGTTCCTAACCTTGGCATAAACATCAGTACTGAGTTAAGGAGGGTTAAAGGTAAGACCCTTGGTGTCCTGCTGATTGATATAAACAACACAAGTACCATTATGGATACAGCAGAGGTACAATTTAGAAAGACAGGAGACACTAACTATACAGCTATAGCAACTATGGGTGCCTTTGTTGGTACAGATAGAGTTGAAGTAGTTGGTGTAGAGGATGACTTCTATGACATAAGGGCTAGGGCTACTAACTCTCTTGGTGTTCATGGGGCATACAACACTATAAGTAACTACTTTGTAGAAGCACTAGGTGCGCCACCAGCAGATGTAACTAACTTTACAGGTAACGTAGTCGGAAGTAACTTGTTCCTTAGTTGGACACCTGTAGCTGACCTAGACTTAGCACACTACATAGTTAGATACTCTCCTCAGACTGTTAGTGCTACATACGACTCTTCTGTACTTGTAGCTGAAGTACCATCTAGTAGTAGTACCCTCGCTGTGTCAGATGCTGGTACAGGTACATACTTTATTAAGGCTGTAGACGATACGATAAGTGGGTCTAATACTTCAGTTAATCCTGCACAGTTTATCACTACTAGCGCAGGACTAGAAGAACTTAATGTTGTAGAAACTTTATCAGAAGACCCCTCCTTTGCTGGAGTTAAGTCCTCAATAGAAATAGACGATGATGGTCACTTAATACTAGAAAGACAGCCACTCTTTGATGATGCAACTGGGCTATTTGATGACAGATCAGGTAACTTTGATGACTTCGATAACTACGCTTCCTCTGGAACCTACTACTTTGCTAACTCTGTTGACTTAGGTGGTACATTTACAAGTAGGCTTAACTACAGCTTAGTTAGTTCAAGAATGGATATTACAGCTAACTTTGATACTGCTGATGGTTTGTTTGAGTCAAGGGGTGGGTTTTTTGATGGTGGAACCACTACTTTTGATGATACAGAGGTATCCCTTGAACTAAGACATACTACAGATAATCCTACGGGAACACCTACTTGGAGTAACTGGCAGACGTTTTCTATCTCGGATATTACAGCTAGGGCTTTTGAGTTTAGAGTTATAATGACTTCTACTAACCCCAATGCTACACCTGTAGTAGAAGAGTTATCTGTTGTTGTAGACATGCCTGACAGAGTTACATCTGGTCAAGATATTACCTTTACAGGTACAACCAATGTAACCTTCCCTGATGCGTTTAAGGCTGTTCCAGCTATAGGAATATCTTTAGCTGACTTAGCTAATGGTGACAGGTACACAATCACAAACAAAACCCGAACAGGATTTACTATGAACACATTCACTGGTGTATCAGCTAGTACTAACCCTGTAACCTTAGACTATGTAGCTAAGGGCTACGGAAAGGAACTAACGTAATGTCACAGCACGACTTTAACATTGCTAACCAACTATTCCCTGCTACCAGAGCAGACCTTAATAATGCGTTTGTAGCACTAGCCTCTAATTCTTCTGGTGATGCAGAACCTACCACTACTTATGCTAATCAATGGTGGTATGAGACAGATACCAATACCTTAAAGCTTCGTAATGAGGCTAACAATGCTTGGGTCAGTATTTGCGTATTAGATCAGTCTTCTAACAATGTGTTGTCTATCACTACACAAGGATTAACCCTTGGTGCTACAGCTATTACTGCATCTGGAACAGAAATAAATCTGCTAAATGATTTAACTAGAGGCTCCCTCATATATGGTAATGCCTCTGGTGTAACCTCAGAACTTGTCAAGGGTGCAGCAGCAACGGTCCTCACAAGTGATGGCACAGATATTTCATGGGGTGCTGGTCCCCCGACACTAACTAGGGGTCAGATTATATATAGTAATGCGAGTGGCACCACAGTAGCATTAGCCCCCGGAACAGCGGATCAAGTTTTAACCTCGGATGGTACAGACATTAGTTGGGTAGCGCCTAGTGGTGGCTCCACAACGCTTGGAGCGGTGGGTACATATGCTTGGATGAGCAGAGCATCTGGACAGACAACAATC